TTGTTAAATAATACATAATGTAAAATATAACCAAGACTTGTTACAGATTTACCAGACTGTCTTGCACTTTTTACAATAACATATCTATTTTCATGTAAAGTATTAATTAAGTCCTGTTGATAATCATAAAGATCAAATGGTATTAAACCATGATCGACATGAATTACTTGCACATAATTCTTGAGAAAATATACAATGTCATCACGACATTTAACATATTCTTCAACTTCCTCTTTAGAAAATTGTTGAGGAACATTTGTCGGCTTTAATAGTCGATTACCTAAATAAGAATCTTCTCTATTTTCTTTTGCCATTCTTTTTATTCTCAAGTAATAAATCTTGTAATTCTTTTGTACTTCCGATAAATAAAGAATTATTTACAGTATGAGGATCTTTAACATCTTTCTCAATCTCTTTTTTTGTTTTCTGTAATTGCAAAAGTTCTTTTGTTGTATCAGATAAATTTCTAATCAACATGGCAGCTACTTCATATGCTCGTGCTGACTCTGATTCTTTTGCAACTGCTAACAATTCATCAAGAGCTTCATTGCCTTTAGTAACTAAAGTATGATATTGATCTCTTGAAAAATCATAATCAGAACCTAAATCTGTTTCAGTTATTTTAACATCTGGTGTTTTTTTATTATTTCCAACTGGTATCAAATCGCCTGTTACATCCAATACTTTATTTAATTTTTCAACAGTTGTTTTCTTCATATAATTATCCCATTACTATAACAGATGATAATTTAATGGCCGCATTAGCTGCAAATACTTCATCAGTTATATTTTTATCTACATACTCTACTTGTCCTGCTCCTAGTGTAAAACTCCCAAGTACAGCAGCTTCATCTTTATTTGTAACTGTAACTAAATATGCAGTAGACGCATGAGAATTATAAACTCTCACCATTGTTGCATTGTTTAAATTTGTTGCAGAACCAGATGCTGGCGCCGCCGATTCTGCACTTCCGGCACTTCCTGTAAATTTAATCATTGTTTAATTCTCCGTATAAGTTGTTGTAAATCCGTAATCATCATCAGCATCAGCTGTTGTCGGATCTGGTTTAATGTCTGTGTTGCTCGCTTTAACTCTTAGTGCTACAGCTAAGTTAGCCTGATTTGTTTGATCGTACTTAGCAATATCAACTTCTTTAATAATTCCAATATCATCTACAGGACCGTACATAAATGCATGAACTGTAAAGGTTAATGTATGTATCAAAGCTCTTCTTGTTACAAAATCTCCTTCATAAGTATCTTCAGTTGATAATCCAGTAAAAACAATTGGTATATCTCGTTTAATTCCAACTGTACTCATCTCATTCATTGTTACTTGATATGCCGGAGTAAAAAATGGTAAAATTTGTTCAAGTATTTGTGTACCATCATCAGAGTTTTTTACCATAATACTTAAAGTAAAATCAAAATTATACGGTACTGGTGTGTATACTCTTTTTAATTTTGTATCATCAGTTGCATGAACTGCTTTAAATTGTTTTGTAGTTGTTAACTTTCTTGTTGAATCATAATTAATAGCAGTAAACTCAAAAGCCATTCGTGGTAAAGTAAGTCCAATTTTACCTTTACTGATGTCAGTTGTTTCTCTTAATCTTACCAAAAACTTTTCAGCAGGTCCGTAAGCTATAGGTACTTTAATTTCTTCTTGAACAACATTAGAAGCGTTTGTACGTTTTACACTAATATCATTAAATACTGTACCAAACAATATAACAATATTTCGTATATTCTTATTATAAAAATAAGTACCAAACATATTACCTTACATCTCCAAATGGATTATTTTCTGAAAAATCAAGAATTGAATCTGCTTCAATCTCAAACTCTAAGTTATCAGCATTAGGATCTGTTGGTAATACTTGATCTAAGTCAGCCTTACCTGTCGAATCAGTAGTAGACGATAATGACCATACAGCACCACTTATTGCACCAGTAGTTGCAACGGCTGCTAGACTACCCGAAACATCATTAAGTCTTAATACTCTTGTAGTAGCATTCCAACTAACAACCATTCCTTTAAATGTTGAATTGGCTAAACTAGGACCTTGATAAACTGCTTCATCAATAGAAAATGTACCACTACCACCAGCAGTCATTACAAGATCAATTGTATAACCTTGTTCTTTTTCAATATTATCTATATCAGAAATACCAGTTTCCAACTGTTCTTCGCTGTATTGATATAACTCACAAGTAATATCAAAACTATAATTTTTACCTGCTTGATAAAATGGTTGTTCATGTTCAACAAACTTAATCTCAAACAATCCTTTATTAAGTGGTAAGAAAACTAAATCTCCTTCCAATGGTTTTGACATATCTGTTGCAAGTTCAAAACGATCTTTGTGAACTGTAAAAATAACTTCATCACGAACATCCAAACCAAACTTACTAACCAAATCACCTTCACCACCAAATCCTTCAGTTGATTTAAGATACATCTCAATTTCATATGCAGTAGTAAATTTAGACAATACATCTTCACCAAGAAGTAAATCTTCTTTAACTAAAGTTCGTGGAATATAAAATACATCTATGCCGTGTATCTGTATTACTTCACTAGTTAAGGAGTTTATCAACTCTTGTTCTGCATGAGATGTTACGTTTTGAAAGTATAAGTTAGTTGCCATTATGCTATAAACCCGTCAGGTGGAAGTTCCCATTTAAGATTCATTTCTTCTTCTATCTTATTAATTTCATCTATAGCTTCATCATAAATTGTTTTACCATTGAGTGTAACACCACCCGGAAGTTGCACTCCTTCAAACTTCTTTAAGTTCTCTCCCCATTGTCTTTTAATCAATGCAGTTGCATATTTTTTTAAAAATACATCATTATATACTTCTGCATATTGTGAAGGATCTAAAACACGATAACACTCGACAATAAGAATATCATCTGCTTTAAATTTATTTGCCCAATCTGTTTCAAGATATAATCTGTTTTGTTTACGATTAAAAAGAACAGTAGCTGATACTGTAAATAAGTAATCAACCATTTGAAAGTTTTGTAAACTCATTGTCCAATTAATCATTCCAGTTCCAGTAAAGGTATTCAAATCTTGCAAACGTAATTGGAATTCTTCATTAAAGAAACCAGTTTGAAATGCATTAAAATTTGGAACAGGTAACACTCTACGAACACCAATAACAGGACCTCCTACTGGACTCGCTGGATCATCCATGGCAATATATTCATTTGTAATATCATCTGCTGTTATCGTGTGTTTAAGAAAAACTTTTTCAACACCATCAAAATGATATTCTGCAAAAAATTCTAGTGCATCATCTATTCTATCATCACATTGTTCTTCATCCACATTAATTTCGATAACAGGATGACCTAATCGTCTTAGACAATATTCTTTTAAAAGTGCTCGTGTTGTAATTCTTGAGTCTGGATATGCCATAGTTTTATCCTAATGCAATTGCCATTGTAACAGCTTTTGAAGTTGCCGTTGCTTCTGATACTCCGGGTGTTGTAAAACTAAGAGTACCAGATCCGTTTGTTTTTAATACTTGTCCGTTTGATCCATCTGAAACATTTAATTCTGAAATACCAACTGTATTAGCAGATATTGTTGCATTACCAACAGTACCACCAAGATCACCACCCATAGAAGTGCCTGATACATTAGTTGAGTCTGCAGCCCACTCAGGAGCAGTCGCACCAGAGTTTACTGTTAATACTTGTCCTGCTGTACCTTTTGCTAATCGTGTATAATTAGTACCATTATAATACATGATGTCACCTGCTGCATCAGAACCAAGAGCAATATGAGTTCCGTCAATTGCATTAGCTGCGATTGATGCGTTTGAAACTGTACCCGTTAAATCACCACCAACTGATGTTCCACCAACATTTGTAGAATCAGCAGCCCAACTTGGTACTCCACTAGCAAGTGTTAATACTTCACCATTAGATCCTTTTGCAAGTCTAACATAATTAGTTCCGTTATAATACATGACATCACCAGCTGCATCAGAACCAAGTGCTATATGTGTACCATTAATTGAGTTTGCAGCTATTGATACACTTGCAAACGAAAGAGTACCCGAACCATTGGTTGAAAGAAATTGTCCTGCTGAACCATCACTAACATCAATTTCAGTAATACCGATTGTATTTGCACCAATCGTTGCATCTGTCTTATTTGTCCACGAAAGAGTACCAGAACCATTAGTTGTAAGTACCTGTAAATTATTTCCATCAGCAACATTCAATTGTGTTATACCAACTGAATTATTTGCAAGTTCGGTAGAAGTTACTGCATTTGCAGCTATCTCTGTTGATGTTACTGCATTTGCAGCTATCTCTGTTGATGTTACTGCATTTGCAGCTATCTGTGCATTACTGACTGTACCAGTTAAATCACCACCAACAGCTGCATCAATATGACTCCCAACAACAACAATAGAATTATCAGATTTTCTAGTGTATATCTTTCTATCTACAACATTCATGCAGATTTCACCAACAGCTAAATCACTTGTCGTTGGTACTGATGAAGCGGTCTCACTTTTCTTCGGTTTGAGTACTATCGGCATTACTTAGTTCCTGTTGATGTTCTTCTAATTGATGTTTTAATATTGTTACTGTTGCTTCTAACTGAACATTTTGTGCAATCGCTTCATTCAATCTTGTTTGTAAAATATTGATTACATTTTGTGCATACTTTATTTTTTCATCAAATTCATTCTGTTCCATAAAACCTCCATTGTTAAATTATGTTTCACTATCTGTGTTATGCTTAACACCATTACTTTCTGGTAATCGTGGTGTAAAAGTTAAGTTACTATCTGCATCAAGATCAAATCCTAAAAAGTCTGCCTGTTGTTTTGCAACTGGTTCATATCTATCTGCAAAATCATCTACAAACGAATGAAGTAGAGATGTATTGGCAATACCAGTTTCTCTCTCTTGCATTAAGTATTTATCAATTTCACGTTTTGCACTAGAGACACAAACGCCTACTTGTTCAAGATATTCTTGATTTCCACATTTAATTATTCCATTCTCACGAACTTCCCGGGTAGCTTGTGTCATGGCTCTTTTGATATGAGATTTAACTTGAGCCTTTTCAAATTCTTCCTCAGTAATATCTCCCATTCTTTCTTTAAGATCATCATGCATCTTTGCAAGAGTTTCAATCTCTTTTAATGCACCTTCAACTTTAACAAGAACTTCTGCACTTGAGTTTTCTAGTTTGTTTGTCTGTACTTCCAACAACTCTCGTTTCAAATCGTCATCTTCTTCAAGAATCTTTCTCCGTTTCATCTTGATCTTGACTTGTGTTTCCATGAAACCAAACTTGGCTTCACTAAGAGCTTGTCGCTTACGACACATCTCAGCTGAGATTTGTCGGAGTCTTGTCCAATCATCTGCCTGAGAACAAGTCAAGTTCTTAATCATAAATTGACTTCTTGACCTATCCCATATGCGTTCTGTGTATTGGACTTTCTTTGCAGCTAAATCTGCGTTCTTTAAATTTTCAACTAAAGATTTACCGCCATAAGATTTATGTTCTACGATTGCTCCGAAAGATCGTACAACTAATTCTGTTGATTTTTCTTCTGTACTTTTTTCTACTTCTTCATTCATAAAACTTCTCCTTAATTAAATTACAATAAAATATTAAAACTACCATCTATTTTCCTTAGTATTGTTGTCCTGCATTACCTTGTCTAGCAACTGTTAAGTCAGCAAAGTCTGTTGCATCTCCATCTGAACTAAAACTAAACTTATCTATTACATTAGAACCCACAGGAGAACCAGTTCCACCAGAAGTATAACCATCTGTTCGAGATGATTGACCAGCATATGTATACCATCTACTAACTGTTAAGTCGCCTACATCAGTAGCATTACCATCTGTACTAAAATTAAATTTGTCTATTATGTTTCTGTTAGAACTACTACTGGCATAACCACCAGAAGTATAACCATGTGTTGTAGATGATTGACCTGCACCACCATGTCTAATAACCGTTAAGTCAGCTACATCAGTAGAATTACCATTTGTACTAAAACTAAATTTTTCTATCACATTAACATCAGAGCCACTAATAGCACCACCAGAAAGATAACCGTGTGTAGAAGATGATTGTCCTGCCATATAACCCTTAGGAGCCGTTAAGTCACCAACGTCTGTTGCATTAGTATCAGAAGCAAAAGGAAACTTATCTATTTCGTTTTTATAAGCGTTATCATTTCCACCACAATTATAGCCATGCGACTCAGATGACACTCCTTGGCCTTGTACATATCTAACAATCGTCATGTC